CCACCCCCTTGTACGAATACCTCCGTGGTATGGTCCCGGGAACTTTCTCCCTGACCGCAGCGGCCAAGGCCCTCGTATCTTGCTCCTTCGGGTTCACAGGCTCCACGCAGCAATACACCACCACCCGCGTATCTGGACTGACCGATACTGACGCAACCGCGTCTGGCCAGTTCAGCGTATTCAACGCATCCTCCAACGTAGGCCAGATCTCTGAGGGCGGCAACGTCATCGACGGATCTAACTTCGTGATGGAAGCAACGATCGAGATCGAGAACAATCTGCGAGAGCGGAATGCAATCGGCTCCCTGGGCGCGGTCTCCATCGGTTCTGGTGAGTTCCTGGTAACTGGTACCTTGAACACATACTTCGACAACAAGGATCTGGCAGATAAAGTTGTAGCGAACACTGAGTCTTCGTTCTCCATCAACTTCAACGACAACGATGGAAACACCATCGTGTTCGATCTCTCCCGCATCAAGTTCTCGGAAGGTTCCCCGGAAGTCGGAAGCAAGGATGAGGACGTAATGTTGAACCTCACTTTCCAGGCTATCCTGAACTCCACCACCGGCTCCACCATGAACATCACCAAGTTCAACGCGTAAGCCAAGCACTACAGGGGCCCCTCATACGGGGGGCCCCTATTACCGTCCACCCTATAATACGAACGGAGACAAACCCCCATGTCCCTATATTCACTGTTTGATACCAACGAAGAAGCGGAGGCCAAAGGCTTCCTGTTCACTATCGAAGATGGCGACGTGTCCATCAGTTTCCTCCTGGCCCGAGCCGGTGGAGCGAACAAGAAGTTCGCCGCCGCCATGGGTGAGGCCCTTCGTCCCCACCAGCACGCGATGAACGCGGGCAACCTGGACGAGAGCGTACTCGAAGGCGTACAGACCCGCGTCATGGCTGAGACCCTCATCCTTGACTGGTCCAACGTAGGCGACGCCGACGGAAACGAGATGGAGTGCACGCCTGACAACATCTTCAAGCTCCTGACCGACCTTCCCGAGCTTCGACGCGAGATCTGGGAAGAGGCCACCAAACGGGCCAACTACGCTAAGAAGGAGCGGGAAGACACGGCAAAATCCTAGTGGGGTTTCTGGAATGGTCTACGAAGTGGGGTGCTCACGCATCCAAGATCGCTGAGGCAGCGCGAGACCGGGGCGTACCAGTCCCGGCCAACGCGATAGCCCCCGAGCTGGGGTCTCACCTCGACAGCTACGTACACATATTCTGGCTACTCCGCACATGCGCACTTAACGGGATGAGCGTAGGTCGCATCCCCTGGACCGCAATCGACACGTACGCCGAACGATATGGCCTACTTGACGATGAGGTACAGTACGACGACCTCGTATACGTCATCATGGCTATGGACTCAAGGTACGTCGAACTCTGTGCCGAAGAGTCTGACAAGAAGTCCAAGCAGGATGCCGGATCTGAATCCAACCTAAAGCCTACCAAATGGTAGTCCCCGCGGGGAGCCCTCAGGGGCTCCCCCCGGGTAAGGAGCCACATGGCCCGCAATCCAGTACGAACCAACGCAAAGGTCATAGGGGCTAAGTACTCTATGTACGCGAAAGGAGTCTCCAGGAACGCTGAGGTGGCCGTAGCTCGCGTCGGCAAGGAGTTCCTACGGGAAGTGACGGAGAAGACTCCGCGCCTCACAGGGGCCGCTCAGTCGTCCTGGGAGGCAACACGAAATACTGGACCTCGGTACACCACAGAGGCCACAGCGGACAAGAGCAGCGCGGGGAGCACGTATTCCCGCGGGGCGCAGGCCATCGGAGCCACGGCCAAGCGCGTAGACATAACAAACGGAGTCGGATACATCAGAAGACTTAATGGCGGATCATCTACCAAGGCCCCCGCGGGGTTTGTAGAATCCGCTCTGCAAAAGGCCCTTGGGATCATTTCCGGTCTGGGGCTCCTGAAGAACCTGAAAATCAGATAGTAACGTCCTTGGAGGGACTACACAATGGCAACCTCAACAGACAGACTACATCTAGCAATCACCTCGACTGGCGCGAAGAGTGTTACCCGCCAGCTTCGAGGAATGAACGTGGCCATGTTGGCCGTAGGCTATACAGCGCTTCGCATGGGCGAGTCCCTGCGTAAGTCCATTGATACGATCACCAACCTGAAGAACCAGACGAACGTCTTCGCAAAGAGCCAGGAAGGCGCCAACTTTCGTATGGAGAGCGCTATCAAGATCGCTCGTAAATGGAACCAGCCCCTGTCACAGATCGGTGATGTGATGCAGCGGGTATCCATCGCGCAGGATGCTGCAGGCATCGGCGATGAGACCGTAGTAAAGGTCGTAGAGAACCTCACCGCCGCAGTCGCCCTTTCCGGCGCGACGGCCCAGGAAGCGGAAGGCGCGCTGCGCCAGTTCGCACAGGGTATGGCAGCGAATAGGTTGTCCGGCCAGGAGCTTAACTCGGTACTGGAGCAGACTCCCCTCGTGGCGTCCATCCTTGCTGACAGTATGACCGAGATGGGCAAGTGGGGCAAGGTTGCTATTGGTAGCCTACGTCGCCTCGGTGAAGCTGGCGAGATCACCACTAAGGTACTCGTTGACACCTTCGGCAAAGAGCTACCCAAGCTGGAAGAGCTGTTCAAGAAGTATAACTTCCCCATCGACGCGCTCCTGAAGTCCCTGAAGAATGAGTGGGACCTGTTCCTGGACGAATTCGGACAGACCTCGGGCCTCACCGAGAACTTCAAAGACATGCTCAAAGACATGAAGCTATGGGCAGTCGGAATCAACACCGCCCTGGCTGACGGTACCCTCGAACTGGCAGGATACGTCAACGCGGCGTACGGCTGGATCAAGGCCCTCGTTGCCTTCAAGGTCGCGTCCATGTCCTTCGCTCTTGTCTCGGCCACATTCACTGGCATGGCTGTAGCAGTAGGCGCTGTATCCGTCGCGATGAACGCTCTAAAATGGGCCTCCATAAAGGCCTCCCTTGCAACAGCATCAGCATGGATAGTAGCTAACGCTCCCTTTATAGCGGTGGCCGCAAGCATCGGGGCGATAATACTTCTCCTGAGTAATATGGGTGTGTCTTGGCAAGGAATGAAGGACGTGGCGGCTTCAGCCATATCCTCCATCGTCAACGGGGCTAAGTGGGCTCACGCTGCTTGGAAGACATTCGCAGACGCTATGAGCGGCGGTATGGCAAGAGGGGCAGACGGAGCCCTCAGCATGAAGGAGACCTTCGACCGTAACCTCAAGTCGCTGGGCACCTACACCGCGGACGACGTCAAGGCAACCATGTCCGGCGTAACCGACGGAATCATGGACAGCATAACCTCTGGGTTCGACAAGGGATCCGCATACGCCAAGGAAAAGCTGGCCGAGCTGGCAATGTCCGGCGGACAGTTCTTCACTGATCTCCTTCCCGGCGGTAGCATGGGCTCCACCCTGGGTGGAGGCGCGGGCGTAGCCTCGCCTGACGCCGCCCCGGACAAGGCAAACGAGCTTTTGACTCTGACCGCCAAGCAGATGACAGCGTACGACAGGCTGACCGCCAAGCTCAACCCTCTCGTAGCAGCAACCAGGGAGTATCAGGACGCGATTGCACTTCTTCAGGCTCACTTCTTGAGTGATGGCACTGCAGAAGGATGGGAATCCTACGTCGCTAACTTGGCTCTCGTAGAAGAGCAGCTGGGCAAAGTCACGACACAGCTGGAAGGAATAAACGAACTGGGTGGGCCAGACTCCTTCTTGGGATCTTTCGGACAGGCAATGGCAGACAACTTCGACATGGCGGGAGGAGCGGCCAAGGCCTTCGGCCAGATCGCAGGCGATGCGTTCAACGGCGCCCTCGACGGACTGGTAGAGTTCACCACCACAGGCAAGATGGACATCAAGTCATTCGGACTGTCCATCATCAAGGAACTCCAGAAGATCATCCTGAAGCTCATGATAGTCAAGATGCTGCAGGCAGCAGCTGGCTTGGGCGGCGGAGGCGCGGGCTCTATCGGAGGCTTCGCTAAGTCCCTCGGTAAGAGCATGGGCGCTGACGTATCTGAATGGGGCCGAGCAACTGGCGGACCCGTAGCCTCAGGCAAAGCATACATGGTTGGCGAGAAGGGCCCGGAGCTATTCGTTCCCCCGTCTGGCGGATCCATCAAGAACGCAACCGCGACGGCCGGAATGGCCCCCGTGGTAAACACCACTGTAGTAAACGTACAAGACCCCGCAGACATCCCCGCCGCTATGGCGACTGCGGCTGGCGAGGAAGTTATCCTCAACATCATGCAAAACAACCCCGAAATCCTTAGGGAGATATCATAATGTCAGTGTTCTCAACAGACTCTACAGCTCTAGGCTACGTGCCCCGAAATGGGTGGCTTCCCGTCGCGGGCAAGCAGATCACTGGCGCACATGGGTACTTTAGGACATGGATGCAGTTCCTGAACGGGGCGGACATGGTGGACTACTCGTCCCTGGCCGTAACTTTGGTGAATCCTCTGACCAGTTTCTCCATTGACGCCATTGACACTCGGTGTGGAGAGCCCTACCGGGGCGTCGCGGAGTATACCCAGACTAGGTCCGACACATCCATGGAAATCTCCTACCTGGAGAGTTCCTCCTCCACGTTCCTGACCGATGGGTTCGTTGAGGGAGACCTCGTCGAGGTGTCGGGTTTCATCGACCCACTCTGCAACGGACTGTTCTTCGTGAAGGTGCAGGCCCATATTGACGCGCCGGGTGAGACTGGTACCTACCCGAACCTCTTGGGATACCCCACGGATCCGGACACCTTCACTGGTGAGATCACGGAGACTCGTCTCCCTCTGCAGCGAGCCTCGCAGAACACTGAGGCACTAGGTAGCGCCACAACCATTTCCAAGAAGAACAACACCTCCATGCTGAGCCCTAGTGTTGGTGGACAGACCTGGACTTTGACCGCCTTGACTCCCACCGTGTGGAGCATCTCTGGATCTGTGTCTGGTACACTGAACTCCACGTACGACATGTCCGCCGTAGGAGACTCCGGCTTCCCGGAAGGTATCAAGTTCACGGACCTACTGTACCTGAACATAAGTCAGGGCCCCGTAGCTGCTTCCACTGGCGACGTAATCACATTCAATACTCTGGACAACCCAAACTCCGCTACCAACTCTCCTGGATCTCAGTGGTTCGACCCGGAGCCCAACAATGGGTATCTGGTTCCTGGAACCAACCTGACGCGGGAAGAAGGCATACCCTCTGCAGAAGGGTCAAGCCAGCATAACTTCAACTTGCGTCCCTTGCACATTGATTCGGCTGGAGTAGGTTCCGCGGCGGATTACATATTCATTCGACTGTCGGTACAGGACTACACAACTAGCACCACCATAGACTACTTGGCACTGTGTTCCGAAGGGTTTACTGGGTATGAGTACCAGCAGGGCGATGGCAGTCAGGGCGGACACCCCAACCCTGGCCCAATGGTATATCACCGATGCATACGCGACGTGGAATACTACGGCTACCTACTCGCGGACAACAGATGCATCAGGCCCCTTATCCTGCAGTCAGGAGAATGGGTGTATGGATACATCGGACTCATTGACTCCTATAGGACTCAGACAGAATCCCCCTACCCCATGGTTAACGCCGGGTCGGACAACACTACGCAGAACGCTAACACACCATCACTCCAGCTGGTCTCGGGTTCGTACCGAAGTAACTCTAGTAACCAGATAGCAGCGTTCTACTTCAACGAAGATGGCGTGTGGGATCGGATCCGAGATGATGTATCTACCTTCACAAGGCCGGGGATCGTTGCTCTCTACCCTCTATATCTCGTAGGCCCGTCGCAGTACGCAGTACAAGGGTCGTACGCTCCCCCTCGCCTGGGAGACTCCCAGGTTCCGGTTATGCCCATAACCCTGCCCAGCCAGACCAGCCAAGCTCTGGCTTCTAAGGTCAACGGCGCGACTGATAACACCTATCTTCTCCGCAGGGACGCTGGCCAGCTTCGAGATGTGTACTGCACCTCTTGGAACTCGGTAGGCGAAGGTGACATACTGAACATCAATGGCGTCGATCACCTCTGCATACGTGGACGGTGGATGGACGCTGACACCGGGATCTCAGGGTTCCGTATGGTCTACAAACTGGCGTAAGTCTCAGAACAAAGGAACCCCTACAATGGCAATCGTATCTTCTGGATCAGTAAGCAGCTGGCAACAGCTGTCTTCGGCTATAGAAACCTTCACCACCTCCACCCTCGGGACCTACACATTGGTGTACAACAACGGAGCCAGCTTCGATGGGTCTGGTACATCCATAGCCCTGAACCACACTCTGTCCGGCATGAACTTCATGTGGGACGGGTCTTCTATGCTGGGCATGAACACGCAGGACCCACAAGCCGATGAGCAGTGCCTCATAGGGTGCATGGCCACAGGAACGGTCAGCGGGGCTGTTCGTATAACAGACCAAGTTGGGCGACCGAATACAACGGTCCCCTCGGCGACTCTCGCTGGCCTTCAGTTGGCGTACCTGTGCTCCAACAATAGCATGTTCTATGGTGACACCGTCCGATACACTTTCTTTGGAGACACTCCCGCAGCGGGAGGGGAAGACTACTTCCACATGGCCATAGAGATCTTCCCGGGCATGTTCACTCACTGGTGGACCGGGCAAGTAGTGTCTGACCTCACTGAGATGGCACCAGACAACTTCGGTTCGTTCATGGGGTGCTCTGGTCCGTACCGACAGAGCAACATTGTTGATTACCGGAAGAACCCTCTATCCGGTGAGGGGCATCCGGCAGTGGGACGAGACCCGAGAGAGTTCTTTTACTTCCCCAAGGGTACCAACGCTGGCCAGATTGACCTGGACACTTCCCTGATAACGAATTGGTCCTTGGTAGGAGTAGCTAACACAAACTGGGCCATCCGTACCATCGGACTAGGGGCCGGTTACAACCATGGCGCGTGGGTATGCGGGAAAGATCCGGTATCCGGGCGTATCATCACGGGTACTCCCGTACTGAACCTGAACCAGAACGCCATCCTAAACAGCCAATACTTCCCAGGCGTCTCTGCGAAGATCATTCCTGTTGGCTTAGTCCCCGGAGTTCGGCACGTATGCATGGAGTCTCTGCTCCCCGGAGACTCTTTTGATATCGGTGCTTCCTCCTTCTCCGCGTTCCCAACCGGACGACGAAGTGGGGCCCCAGCCACAGAAACAATACCTACTACCTACACGGGGTCGTCATCAGGCTTCCCCAGCGGCGCCGCGGACGGGTACTCACGGTACCGAACCAACCCCGATATATCTACGGGATACGAAGGCTTCGCGTACGTAAACAACTAGCATTACCAGGAGGTGGGCCCCATGGCTACCATCATCAGCACCCGAGCAGTATTCCCTAGCCGCATAAACACGGATGGGGTTCCGACCTCCGACCTTCCAAACCGGATCCTTAAGACCAATACCTACCCCTACCCTAGCGAACTCCGTACCCCCTCTCTTACCCTGCCTCCCGTTGACGGAATCCAGTTTGACCAGATACAGCAGACCGCGACTACACGGGGCCCCGCAACTACATGGAGGAAGTTCATTCCCACCCAGGTTAGATCAAACATCCTGAACTCCACTTACGGTCTAGACTTCTACGAGGTAATCCACACATTCCCCACTACCAACCTCCTGGGAACGGTACTCACTGACCACACAGAGCAGTTCGAGTTGTACAACGCCCAGAGAAATACTGATGAGAGCCTTATTCAAATTCTTCGAGAAGGCCAGGGGGTCGAAGATGTGGTCTTGGAAGTTACGGGATCTGGAGATCTGTTTGAGGATGTGGCCCCTATCTACGTAGGAGCACTCACCTCCCATTCCTTTTCATACACCATACCGGCCCAGGGCCCAGCACTTATTGACGTAACGCTAAGCCCTGTCGTCGCAAGCTTGAGGGCCACGTACCCCATACGCATCGCCGGACGACGAGCCGTGGTATTTCCTTTCATCCCGGAAACAGGACTCACTGAGACTATTGAAAACAACACCAATGTAATGATGTCTAAGAGCGGCAAAGAGACCAGGACCGCAGAGCGAACCACGTCCCGGCAAAGCTTTGGCATGAGGTATTTCCTGAACTCTCAAGACGAGCGACAGTACCAGAAGGCGCAAGCCATGGTATCTGGTAACGCTGGCAATGAGGTAGGAGTTGGGATGTGGCACATGTCCTCCAAGCTCACGAACGATATGGTAGTGGGCGGGGACACTGTACAACTAGACCAGCAAGTACTTAACCTGGACATCCGGGACAATGGGTACATCATGTTGTGGACTGACTGGCAGACCAATGAGGTCTTGAGTGTAGGTAGCTCGACCGGGTCTACGATCAGTCTGGCCTCCCCTGTGTCTAGTCCCTGGCCCGCGGGATCCTACGTTGTGCCTGTGCACTTGTGCAACGCACATAAGGCGATCTCCATACAGCGACACCGGAACAACACCTCCTTCATGGACATCCGGTGGGACTCTCGGTCCCTGACCACCTCCCTGGACGACATATCGGCCGTGTACCCCGTACAGTTCCGGGGCAAACCAGTCTTCAATGACGACCACTTCATGGAGGGCTCTTCGACTACCCAGGGTATAGACCTGGGCACAAAGATCGTTGGCTCTGAAAGTGGCAACATGTCCTACCTTCAGGACTCAGAGTCTCTCCACTCTACGGGTAAGACATGGCATGCGGACACGAGGGAAGAAACGACTAACCTCCGCAAGATGGCCTTCGGGTTTCGCGGTCGTCAGAAGTCCTTCTACGTTCCTACCAACCGAGATGATATGAGTATCCTACCACTGCAAACCATCCCTGTAGGTGGAGATACGTTCTACATCGACAACGCCCCAGGGTACGGATCCACTCTGGATACTTCGCCCGAAGGCCCGTACAACAACCTACAGGTAGAGCTTAAGGACGGAACTAAGGGGTACGCGCAGATTGAGTCCCTCGTCGCACAGACCCAGGGAGACTTTGTAACCCTAGTGGAGCCTTTCGGTATATCCTTCGTCTCGTCTGATGTTAGGCGGATATCATTCCTTCACGAGATGCGTCTGTCTAATGACAAATTCACCTTGACCCATACGGGGCAAGGATACTCCAGCGCTAAGGCAGCGCTGATAGGAGTTCGTAAACAATGACCTATATAGCCCAAGAGACATCCCCCGAGAGTTCGCAGCCAGTAGAGCTGTACCTCTTCTCACAAAGGCTTGGAACGGCCCGTACCGCCCTGACCTCTGGCACCCTGCCAGTTGAGAAGGACGGTGACCTGTATCTCCCCTCGACCATCAAGCGATCAGCCCCTAAGCTGGCGCAGGGCGCATCGGGCTCTAAGATCACTGTCACTGTCCCCCGGGACCATGAGTATGCCCTTCGGTACCTCACTGGCGAGCCGCCCCTACCAGACAAGGTAACCATATTCCGCGGCCACTCCACCGACCCAACTGGCGAGTGGCGAATCCTGTTCTCCGGCGAAGTTGCTGGAGTTCGGTTCGAGGCGGACACGGCCAAGATCATTCTGGTAAGTCTGTCCTCCCGCCTCAAGCGGTCTGTCCCTAAGCGGACGTTCTCTTGGACGTGCAACCACGTTCTGTATGACACCCAGTGTGGTGTTGACCGTAACGACTTCCACTCCTTTGTGGATGTTGTCAGCACGGACACTACGCGACTTCTCCTAACGGTACTGGATACTGTTGGAAACCAGACATCCCCGCCCTCCGCAACTACGCGCTGCGCCACGGATGCTCTGTTCTTTGATGGAGGGTACATGGAGGTGGCTACGGCTACAGGCACCTTCCACAGGACCATAGCGCATTATGACCATGTGGCCCATACCATCCTCCTCACAGTACCCCTGGACGACGCGTTCCCCGGGTCTACTATGAAGCTCTTCGCAGGATGCTTCCATGACATAAACACATGCCTGAACAAGTTTAACAACCGCATAAACTACGGTGGGTTCCCCTTCGTGCCCACTACAAACCCCTTCGCAGACGGCCTTATAAAGGGCCGGTAGCTAGGAAAGAAAGGAAGGCAAAACCCCCATGAGCTTTCTATACATGGTACTCTTGTCGGCTGTGCTGTTCGTTGTAGGCCAGCTCCTCATGCCCAAGCCTGAGATCCAGAACGCCAAGCCCGGCAACGTGGATGACTTCAAGTTCCCCACGGCGCAGGAAGACAGAGCTATCCCCGCAGTCTGGGGAACTAACCGCATAACCGGCGCTAACGTAATCTGGTATGGAGACTTCAGGGCCGTCGGCCTGTACACCAAGGTCCGAACCAGTTTCTTTGGTAGCTCCAACCAGCTCGTCGGGCACGAGTACTTCGCGGGCCTGCAGTTCGCTTTGTGCCTAGGACCCCTCGACGCGATCTCTGAGGTCCGTGTAGGCAAAAAAGTCATCATGGAATCTGGCCTGGACGGAGTCCCTCAGACGGGACTGTCAAACACCCGGGTGCCCGGCCTGACTAGCGGCAACGTCCATCGTATATATGAGCCCTACATGCACGGAGGGTACAAGCAAGGTGGAGGGCTAAATGGGGCCATGGTGTTCTACGCGGGCCACGACAACCCAGCGTTTGACCCGTATGTTGTAGGGGCATTGGAACGAAGCACGTCCCCGACCAACGCGGACATACTTCCAGGATACGCAGGGCTGGCCACAATAGTACTTCGCGGACAGGGCGCAGGAGCGGCCATGAACTTGGGTGAGCGCACCCAGATTGAGGCCTGGGACTTCACAGTACATAGGTACCCGAACCCACTATTCCTCCCTGAACACCAAGTACGTCTTAACGTAGAATTGCAGAACGGCGGGCAGGGGGACTGCAACGCTATGAACGCGTTGTACGAGATCCTGACAGACGTAGACTTTGGTTTGGGCCTGAGCCCAGCGGACGTGGACACACCATCTTTTGTGGCCGCGGCTGAGACCCTATATGGCGAAGGCTTAGGGTTTAGTTATCTCCTTCAGCACACTGTTGAAGCCAAGAGCATAGTCGAGGACATCCTTGAGCACACTAATGGCGTTCTGTTTCAAGACCAACAGGGCCTCCTTACATTCAAGCTCATTCGGAATGACTACGACGTAGCGACCCTCCCCGTATTCACCAGGGACAACATCATCAAATTCAAGAGCCTCGAACGGGGCGCTTGGTCTGACACTAATAACACCGTTCACGTCAAGTACGTGGACTGGGAGAACGACTTCATTGAGACAGTAGCGCCTGCCCATGACATGGGCAACATCCAGATGCAAAGTGGCCAGCAGAACCAGATAACCAAGAAGTACCCTGGCGCACGCACCCAGCGTACTGCAGCGGTCCTGGCTCAGCGACTCCTGAACGAAGTGGGATACCCGCTGGTCCGAATGACCTTCGACGTTAACCGGGATGGTGAGTTCATCAAGCCGGGCGACGTGGTTCTCGTTACAGACCTGGACTATCAGATCGAAGACATGCCCGTACGGATCACCGAAGTGAACATCGGCAATGCCGGTAACACCAACGTGACCCTAAGTGGCGTCCAGGATGTGTATGCTAATCCACTGTACATCCACGCCCCCTCAGGAACCAACGACCGTGAGGACAGTAGCCCATCCACTGGCGTCGAGCCCGCGGACATATCACAGGTACGAGGTCTCACGGCCTACGAGAGAACCCAAATAACTGACGAGTCCAGCACTGCCCCGGTCCGGTCCTTCCATGAAGTTACTCGTGGCCTGGACAACAATGACCAGTTCAAGGTGGCTAGGCTCAATGCAGGCTTTGGGGATTATGATTACGTCACTGACTACATCGGCATGACTGGTGTAGCGGTAACTGCTCTGTTCCAAGGAGATGGTAGGCCAGTAAATACGGCTACTGGACAGCCCTGGAGAACAGGTAATCCTCTCGTGGCTGAATCTGATACTCACCTTACTGTTGGACTACCCTCTAACTCAGCATACTGCCAAGCACCTCAGTATGCGGCTGGTGCCGAACACGCGAAAAGCTGGGCGGTACCTTTTGGTGACACAGATACGGACAACGTAGGCGACTACGCTGGTCTACCTTTTGCATCTGACCAGCGCATCTTCCAGCATGACATATCGGTAGGCACCCATTGGGTTGTCGGCGTTGACGAGAACCTAGGTCAGGGTGTGTTTACTAACCACTATGACAATTGGGACCGTCAGTACACTGACGCACTTGGGGTGTCCACCCCAGGCGAGAAGCCTAGCTTCCCAGGATACGTCTCCACGAATGGCGGCGCTCCTCCAATAGGCTCAGGCGTATGGCTATGCACCAAGAGTGGTACCTTCTACCCCAGCCATGTAGCCGCGCTAACCAAGACTGCCACTGGAAAGCTTGATGGTCTAGGTTCTCAGACCGCCCTCATCTTTAACGAGCCGGAAGACGCATCTGATCCGAATGCAGCTTGGTTCCGGTGGCTACGTGACATCACTACGCAACCGGAACGCCTGCCCCTACTGGGTCTGGCCTCCTACAGTGATGGCCGATCCATCACCAACCAGTCAATCGAAGAGATTCGATCCACTGGCGCTGGCCTTTGCAAAGTAGGCGAGGAGTTCATAGCATTCACTACCATGGACACCACGCCCTTCGACGCGAACGGTGGCGGTGACGGACTCGATCCCAGCCAGACTGTTCAGGACGTTGAGCAGGGTGGAGCCCAGTACAATGGGGACCAGAGCTTGGCATTCGCCGGTCTCACGGGCATCTACCGTGGTATGTTTGATACGGACATTGTGGACCACACCCAGGAAGAGACCGTATGGTTCCTGTCTGGGGCAGAAAAGCCCATTGGTACCGATGAGCTTGATGAGAACACAGCGTATACGTTCAAGCACATCACTCGTGGCCTAGGCGATGTCCTCGACATAAACCTTGCTACACCAGTCACCTTGCCCTCTTCAGACCTACGACGGTACCAGAGGCCTCTACGGCCTTCTGACGTCGCCGTCCAGGGCAACCATGGCGCACTGAGCCATGGAGTCAATACGGACTTTGATGACCTAGTAGTTACTTGGGTGGATCAGGGTACGGACGCACTTACCGTCCTAACACAGGACGAGTCTGGTGGGTCCATTGACGCTGCTAATGTACAAGTGCTGTGCTCTTTCTACTTCTTCAGAAACGGGGGATGGCTCCTTTGGGACTCCCAGACCGTAGTAGATGGAGTAGGAACGGTAACGGCCCTATACGCAGATCTTAGAACGGCGTATGGGAACCAAGCCGCAGTCCCGACTCCTGGGTCTGGAACGACCACGGATATACCATGTAAGGTCGTACTGAGCAAGACGGACACTTCTAACCCGTCAGACACTCAGGCAGCCTTGGCACAACCCGAGCGACTGTTTACTGCTTGGGCACAGGATCCAATCTAGGATAGATGAACACCCCGGGGTCCTTGTGGCCCCGGGTAACCCTGCCCCTCATTATATCTCCGATGAGGGGTGCAGCTCTAAAAGGAGGGACCACCCCTATGGCAGCCAACAAGCACAAGCATGGGGTTACCGACCGAGAGATGGGAGAGCTTTCTTCCAGCATAGCACACACCCGCCACAACCTCGCGAACGTGAAGCATTCAGTTGCTTTGCTTCAGGATAAGGTTGCGGAGCAGGGTCTAGCCCTCTCAACCCTGAAGACTAGACTGAACACCACCATTGCGGTGGGGTTTGGACTGGTTAATCTGGTGGGCCTCGCGCTCAACTGGGTCAGGACAATGACGTAACCAGTAAGGAAGTGATCCCGATGGCACGGTTTGGAGCAACATCTCTCGCGAGGCTAGGAACTTGTGACGCTCGTTTGCAAGAGGTACTGAGTACGGCCATCGAGATCACAGACTTTACGATACTGTGTGGACACAGAGGACGGCTTGCGCAAAACCGAGCTTTCATCGAAGGCCACAGCAAGGCCCGATTCGGGCAGAGCAAGCACAACACAACCCCCAGTCAAGCGGTAGACATTGCACCCTATCCAATTGACTGGTCAGACACGGAAGCGTTCGTCTATCTGGCCGGAATAATCCGGGCGGTGTCGCATGATCTTGGATATGGGAACATCATACGCTGGGGCGGTGATTGGGACCAAGACGAGAGAATGCGGGATGAACGCTTCCGCGATTACCCTCACTTTGAGATAAAGGAGTAACCATGATACCTCTAGCAATTGCAGGCGCGGTACCCGCAGTGGAAGTGATCGGAAACGTCATCGATCAGCTATTCACCTCAGACGAGGAGCGCTTGGACAAGAAGGCCATTCTGGCCCAGCTGGCCCTGAACCCCGGCCTAGCACAGGTCGAACTGAACAAGGCCGAAGCGACTCACCGCAGCGTATTCGTAGCTGGATGGCGTCCCGCCATCGGCTGGGTATGTGGCACTGGGCTCGCACTCGCATTCGTTATCAACCCACTTTTCCAGTGGTGGACCGGCACCCCCGGACCGCAGCTCCCCCTCGAATCCATGACCTCTCTGGTCACAGCGATGTTGGGACTTGGCGGCATGCGGACTTTCGAGAAAATAATTGGCAAGACAAAGTAATGGACGGCCCTGGGACATTCGGGGGTTTGTCCCAGGACCCGTAGAGCTGGGGGGCACGTTGCCCCCCAGCTCCAATAACACAAAAGGCCCACACTATCCCTTAGGGGACGGTGTGGGCCTTTTTTTTGTGCCTGCGGCTAGATTACTCGTGCTGGAGCGCTCCGAGCAACTCGTCCTGTTCGGCTTCAAGCATCTGGATGTAAAGCTCCAGGATCTCCAGGCGCGTGGATGGGGCAGCTTGGTCCTCCCAGTTGTCCGAATCGTGCCGGACGCGAGCCTCGTCTTCGTCCTGGATCCGGTTGGACTCCAGGCACAGTTGGGTGATCTGCTTGGTCAGCTCGTCCATCTCGTTCTCGCAGAACTTCTGGGCCCGGTCGTGCATGCGGGCGTACAGCTTAGCGTCGTCGTGGCCGGGGCACAACGTAGTGAAAGCAACCTCAGCCATGCGGATCAGCTTCAGGGAGGGTGCGAATCCGAACTGCTCGCACTCCTCGTACCATGAGGCCGTGTTGAATCCTTCACCGACAAGATGCCCGCTCTTGGACTCAAGGTAAGATTCGAGCGCTTCGAGGATCTGGTTCGGATGGGATGGCCAATGGGATGACATAGGATCTCCTAAGAGTATAGTGGGGCCTACCGGTAGGGTACGCCTAAAAGAATTGCTTACAGGGCAACACAGAGCCTAGAATTTACGTTGTACGGTCACAGCTACGTCGGTGCCAGTGACAGGGAAGTATTCCTTGTCTAGACCTAGCGGGACGGGGTTCCCGCCCCCAACGCAAAGCTCGTAGCCCGATCGCTCCACCACGCATGACTTGGCCGACCTGGGATCCAGGACTATGCCCAGCACCCACAGGAGGAATGTGCCGATCGCGCTCACGATCGCAAGAAGGCTTTGCGCTGCCCCCTTGCGGACATGGCGCGGTTGGCGGCTGCCTGGATCCGCTTGTACACGGAGTACCCAGTGACTACTGCCCTGAGGCCCGCCAACTGAATGCGGAACTGCAGGGGGTGTTTGTAGTCGCTCATCGGGAACTCCGGACCACTGCGGCCTGGATGCGTCGCTCAAGACCGTCAATCTCCCTCTGGAGGAGCAAGGAGCGATCGGAGTGCTTGCCCGTGTTGGCAACCGAATCGTACAGCTTGGCACGTATGCGGCGAATGTCCGCCTCGTGCTTCAGGATATCACTCTTCAGGGCTTCGTTGCTCATCGGGACTGTCTCCATTCCTTGACCACAGCTACTACCCTACACTGCAGATCCTTGATCTCGCCAGCCTTGGCGGAGATCGTTACATCGACTGGCATCTCCAGAGCTTGTCGCTCCGAGATGTGTGCTGAAGCGGCCGTTCCGCCCCCAGCGCCTTCCCGCTCTACGCGGATGACGAGCACATTGTGGAAATTGTTCTGGATGAACTCCAGTTCGTTATTGAACCGGCAATCTGTCGCTACGAACACGTCAACTCCACCGCTTGCTTCGGCCTCTACAAGAGCGGCCTGGAGCCAGATGCTATCGTTGACTTGGTTCCGGAAGATATCCGTCCCCAGGCGCTGTAGGATCTGGCGGCGGGTTTGGGTCTCACCGGCTACAGACATGCACGCGGAGCCATCAGGGAACATCGCCTTGGACTCCTTGTACTCCAGGTCTGTGTCCAGACGGACGCGGTCCCAGCCGAAGAGGTTCGCACACATGTCCTTCAAGGGCGCGGCGAACTTCAGGTTCTGGAAGGTGTCCCATGAACCCAACTCCTGGATCAGGGCCTCAGCGGCCGTGTCCTTACCGGCCCCGGCGGCTCCCAGGATCACCACTACGTCAGCTTTACTCCGCATCGAATTCCTCCTCGTCCACTGCGATGGCAGCGGCTAGTTGGTCTATAATACCATCTCGTGCTTCACTTGTCAAGCCCAAATCCGCATAAGCGGCGGGCAGATCGACTTTTCCGTGCTCCATGATCTGGGAGTACACGCGGGCAAAGTGGAGGCCGAACTCAGCGTCGTGATCGATGTCCCGCTCCTTCTCGTTCCCATCCTCGTCGGGGTCCTCTAGCTCCCACATCCCAAGCTGCAATACGTGTCCCAGCTCGTGTAT